TGAGCGTTGCGGGCGCGATCTTGGTCCAAGACAACCACTACCGCACACGCTCGCGTTTTGCAGGCATTGCGGGATATGGATCGATAACGAAGGCCGGCCACAGCCAAGGCATATATCCGAAGTTATGCCGAAGGTGATGGCCGAACTTGCCGTTAAACACAGGCGAGCCAAAAAGAAAGTGGCGGCGTGATGCCATGGGGGGTATGGATTCTCCCAGCGCAAGGCTCAGAGGACCGTCGCGGAGTCTCGCGCGAAACTTGTCAGCAAAAGACCTTTTTTGTCAGATAGGGGGTGAGGATATGCCTAAGGGTGGACACAACAAAAAACCAACAGCTTTGAAGGTCTTGGAGGGGAGGGCTCGGTGTGATCGGCTACTCAACGAGCCAAGACCGGCAAGTGTAACGCCGAAGTGCCCGGCTTGGCTGCCACGTGAAGGCAAGAAGAAATGGGGCGAGCTTGCGCCAAAACTTGAAAAATTAGGGCTGCTGACCGAACTCGACGGCGAGAAGCTGGCTGCAATGTGTATGCATTGGGCGCTCATGGTCGAAGCGGCGCAAGACTTAAAAAAGCGTGGCTTTTTAGTCTCAAGCGCTCGCGATGACGGGGCGTTAGTCAAAAATCCGTCGCTACAAATCTTGCGCGATAACTCGGCTGCTTTCGATCGCTACGCCGGCGAATTCGGCATGGGGCCACGCAGTCGCTCATATATCGACTTGCCGGTTCAGGATGAGGACGACGAGTTTCTTAAAAAAATACTGCGAGGAGGTGAAATTGATGGCTAATGAAAAGATGCCGGAGGCGCCGGAGTGGTTGACGGAAGGCGCGAAGAAACTGTGGTGGCAAATAATCCCTTTCATCCCGGGCTTTGATCCGATATTGGATGAGGCGGCCGTCTCGATTTATGTAACGTTACTCGACCAGATCGATGGGATGTGGGACGAAACAAATTTATCGGATGTGGAGTTGGAGATAAGAGACCAGCTGGTTGACGAGTCTTTGGCGTGGGCAGAAGAGCTTGGGCTTACTCCGGCCTCTTACTTGAAGATTACGCAAACGTTAAAACTAAAAGGGGCCTCGTAGATGGCCTGTAAGGCCTCTAACTTGGGCCGGGCCGTATGATTTATCCTTGCTTTTATCAACCACGCCATGGGTGGCTCATGGCGCGCCTCTGGTGGCTTTCTATACAAAACTGCTCGGTTTTATATGGACGCAAAAAGTTTGACAAAGAGGGGTAATAAGTTTATTATATGGACACACAAGGGCGCACAGGGAGATAAGCTTTATGAATAAGGCCGTTTTATACGTTCGAGTCTCAACAGAAGAGCAGGCGAGGGGCGGAGTATCGCTCGCGGCGCAAGAGGAACGCTTGATTGCGTATTGCGCCATGGCTGGGCTTGAGGTTGTGGAGGTTATACGCGAAGAGGGCGTATCTGCCGCTAAGCCGTTAGCTACGCGTCCGGGCGGCGGCAGGTTGCTTGGACTTATCCGTGAAGGGCAATGCGGCCACGTGGTGGCCTTCAAGCTTGATCGACTGTTTAGGGATGCAGAGGATGCATTACACCAGACGAAGGCGTGGGACAAGGCGGGGGTGGCCTTACACCTCGTGGACATGGGGGGCCAGACGCTGAACACGGCTACGGCCATGGGTCGTTTCTTTCTTAACACGATGGCGGGCTTTGCAGAACTGGAGCGGAACTTGATCGCCGAGCGCACAGAGGCGGCCTTGGCACACAAGAAGCGCCACCGGCAGGCTTACAGTCCAACGCCTTACGGTTACGACAGGGTGGACGACGACTTGATAAAGAACGAGGGCGAGCATGAAGTTTTAGGCAGGATCGCCTCGCTTAGGAAGTCGGGCTGGAGTTTTGCCAAGATAGCGGAGGCCTTGAACAGGCAGGGCGTGCCCACGAAGAGGGGCGGCAAGTGGTATGCGTCCACCGTATGGTATCTGCTACATAACGGCCTATATAAGGAGGTAGCTTGATGGAAAAACTACTATCACCAGAACAGGTGGCGGAAATATTGGGCGTCAGTCCAAAAATGGTCAGGGATTGGTTGCGTGCAGGCAGGATAAAAGGGATCAAGCTGGGCAGGATATGGCGCGTGCGAGAAAGTGATCTTGAGGCTTTTATTAAAAGCTTGGAGGTAGAGCAAAAGGAGGGATAAAGATGCGGTATGTTTCGATTAAAGAAGACGAACGTTTTGTAATATGCCCCGTTTGTGGGCAAGTTGTCGACTTAGACGATGTAACGACGGCTTGCAAGCACTTTGCGGCCGAGGATTACATAACGCCGCGCGGGCCGTTTATGTGCGGCTATGACGTGTGGTTTGAGGAGGGATAAGCGATGACAAGCATAAAAAAGAAGCAAGAGACGCGCGTTGAGCCGGGCTCGTGCGTAATAGAGGCGTTTGGTGAGGGTCCAGAACAAAAAATCTTCGTTTACAGAATAGACGCCATAGAAAAAGATGCCACCGGTGACTTCATTGCTACGGTGACACCGCTGCACTATTTCAGGGATGGAAGGTGGATTCATTACGAATCAGTAGACAATAGCGCGTCGGCCATTGCTGGCTGATTTTATTAAAGGGGAGGGGTAGAGGAGGCGTAGCAATGCTTGCGGAGGCTTTGGACGGTGCGCGATATGTAAAGTTTTTTGAGGAATTAGGCGTCGTTTTTGCGTGGCATGGTGGACGTGGGGTGCATATTTACGACGCCGAGACCGGAGAGGAGCTGGACATGTTTAACGTGGGCGACTTCTCAAAAGACGAGGCCACGATTGAAGAGATAGAACGTGGCATTGACCGACATATACGGTATCTGTTGGATGGGGAGGCGTAACGATGCATTGCTGGCTAATAGCCTCCACAGACCTTATAGGTTATCTCGACCTTGCGTGGATGATATAAAAAGCTTGACAATTATTTTACAGGCGTGGTATCATTTAAGGTGAAAAGAAATAAGGGGGGCAATCAAATTGGGTAACTTTGCAAGGATTAAAAATCGTTATCTAAAACCAGCGCCAAGAGCAGAATGGCCAGAGCTCATGGGGCCGAAGGAAATGAAAAAACTGAACATTCTCCCCGGTCTCGGGATTGGCACAATTTACTCGTTATGGGGCGATGATGAGATTGGCTTCCCGGGCAGGCGTTGTGGCAAGGCCTGTATTGTTTACGTAGAGGACCTTATAAAGTGGTTAGACGGGGACGACGTATATGTGAAGTTTGCGCCTCGGTTCGCGTCGGACAGGGACTGGACCACCGACGGGGACGTGAGGCGGGCTTTGTAAAGTTTCGGGGGCCTGCTCCCCCCGAAAATGTGTGGGCTCACTCACCCACACGGGCGCTCCCACCGGCGCTCGTTTTCTCGAGTGACTCTTTAACTTTATCACCGTATCATGCTTCACCTCCTTTATCGGGGGGTGCCTACCACACCCCCCAAAAAAAAAGGAGACGGCCGGCAATTGAAACACAAAAGCTCTGACACCTTGCTTTTTATTAGCGCGATCGACACCTTAGCTTAAGAACGCACACACCACGCCACGCCTTGGGATAGCACGCGCGAGACACCGGACCTTGATCGAAGGTAGGGGGCTACACCTAAGTTAACAACACAGCACACACGCCTAAGCTAACGGCTAAAAAACAAAAATAAAAGGAGTGTGTGTGTTTATGGAACTTCAAGAAATAAGAGACAAGCTATTTGACGAGGCAGAAGCAATAATTAAAAAAGTTGAGAAAGAAAATCGCGACTTTAACGATGACGAGGAAATGGCATATAACTCGAAGTATGAGCAAATAAAAGCACTGGATAAGCAAATACAGCAAGCCCGTGGGGGCTTTGACGCTCGCGTGCTGTTAGGTGATAGGAGCGCCTATGATTTAGACGGCAAGGCATATCCGGTGGTGGATTCGAGGTCGGCTGTGGCTAATATCACACCGCACGATGACAAAGGATTTACGCTTGCAGGTTTCGTTCGCGCGAGCATGGGTTTTGAAGGCCGCGCGACGCCGGTCGGAACCGGCACGGCGTTGGTGCCGCAATATCTATCCGCAAATATCATCGACATGGTTCGTGCGAAGTCGCGCGTCGTGCAGGCCGGGGCGATAACTATTCCCATAGAGGGTCCAACTTATATTTGTCGCATTGATGGTGACCCGACGGTTTACCAACACACCGAAGGCACAGAGGATATCACCGAGTCAGTGCCGACGTTCACACCGTTGAAACTGGACCCGAAAGCACTGGTTGCGACCGTGCCCTTGACGATGGAGGTGGTAGAGGACGCGCAGAACCTCGACGCAGCACTCCGGATGAGCTTAGCCGGGGCGTTCGCGACGAAACTTGATGCGCTGACCATCACAACGATCTTGGCTGATACGAACATCTCAACCAGCTCGGTCGCCGAAGATTGCGGCACGTGGGCAGGCGTAATGGCAGCGTTCAAAAGCATGCTAAACGCCGACATGGACATCCCGTCGGCAATCATCGCGAACACGGCAGACTATGCCGACAGGGCGGCCGAGGTGGCCGTGGCTAATGGCGTGTGGCTTGGTGCACCTCCGGTGCTTGCGAATATGCAGGACCTATTCACGACCAACGTCACGACCGGCACTGCGATATTGGGCGATTTCGCAAAAGGTGTGGCTATAGCTGTGAGGCGGAACCTCCAGCTTGAGGTCGTGCGCTTCCAAGCGCCGGCGAAAGCAACGCATTTACTGGTTGCATCCGCAAGGCTGGAAGGCTACGTCTTGCAGCCGGCCGCGCTCTATATTCAAAAAACTACCGTATAAACAGCAAAAGGAGCCGTTAAAAACGGCTCCCTTTGCAGATTTTAA